GTAAGTACTACAGTGGCATTAGCACTGGTGTTATCACCGGTGAGTACCAAGGTACACCAAGCTATGAAGCAGATTATGGCACCTTAGGTGCTGGTTGTTCTGGCAGTGGTGTCTTTGTCGAGGTTGCGCCAGGAACATGGCACTTCCTCGGTGTACACTGTGAAGGTGATGGACGCGTTAATCGCGTTTCATATGTCACGCCTGCTATACGCGATTATTTAAAAGCGACCCCCCCCCGCTCGAAGTAATTCCTGACTACCTTAAATGGTGGGAATGGAGTTGTGAGCCTACGAGGGGGATTTATCGGACTCGCACACATGATCGTGTGAGTATGTCCTATGTTATGGACATTGATATGGTTGGCAACCCAACAAAGGATGAGAACCCTTGGTATGAGTGCAAATATTTCGGTGATTACATACGTGATTTCCCACTACCCAGTGAGCTGCGTGGTGTGGATCTCAAGTTGTACAACGTACGTCGTGACACCTTCAAAGGAAGTGTTGAATCGATGATGAAGTATGACCGTGTGCATTCTGCATTAAGTGTGGATATTCCGATGTTGCGCTGTGCCATAGAAGATACGAAACGACAATTGGCCAAGCTTGAGGGTAAGGGCTGTATTAAAGAGTTTCGTGAGGTTCTTGTGAATCCAGATGGTAGTTGTGGTGTTGTTTTTAAGAAATTAGGTTATGACGATCGCTTGGATGTAATCGCCAATGAGCCTGATGCTATTGATTGGTTCCACAATAACGCTCATATTTTTGACGTGCCAATTCTTTGGAAGGAATTTGGTAAGGTTGAGTTGTTAAAAGTGAATAAACAGATTCGTGGAATCTCAAATCCACCAGTTGATTTTCAGATTTCTGGTGCGAGAATGAACCAGCACACCAATGAACTGCTGTCGAAATTGGGTGCAGATGACATGTACCAACCGTTTGGTGTCGGCATGCGAATGCAGAGTGGTGGCTTGAATATTTATGCCGCCTGGTTGAAGGAGATGGGCTTTGAGTTCAAATCTTCTGATGCTGACAAATGGGATGCAGGAATTCTTGCAGAGTTGTTCATGATAGTTAAGGAATTACGGTATTATATGTGGGATAAGCAGGGTATGTCCGAACGTGAGTGGTGGGATCGTCAAAATTACCAATATGCTCAAAAGATTTATTCTTATCTTGTCTCTAGCAATGGACAAGTTTTCCAGAAAGACATTGGTAATCCCTCAGGTCAAGATAGTACAACCTATGATAACACATTGATACACATGGTAATAAAGAATTACATGTGGAGAAAGAATTCTGGTTTGGGTGTGTCTTCTGATGCATTCACTGTCATGAATAACAATTATCGCACGAAATTGTATGGAGATGATAATAATGAGGCTATCTCCGAACCTTTTGCCAAGTTCTATTCTTTTGAGAAGAGACAAGCTGGTTATGCTGAATTTGGCATTACTTTGAGCAAAGACAAGGATGTTGATTCTAACCATTTGGATGGGCATGTTTGGTTGGGAAAGACCATCCGTTGGGATGCTGGCACTGGCTCTTGGGTTGGTGAGGTTAATTCCAACAAAGTGCTTTGTTCTCTGCTGAATATGGAGTCGAGAAATGTTGACCCAGAGGTTATTTACATGCGTGCGATAGCGCTGTTGGTAGAGTCCACATGGACTGAACCTTTACATGGCTATATTCGAGGATATTGTCATTGGTTGAAAGACCAGATTGGGAAG